GCCGGGGATGCGTAGCGAGGAAGAAATCCTCAAGGCCTTTGAGGGTCTGGACAAGGTTCCGGGCTCTCGTCAGCCACGCCGTCCCGACACACCTGTCGCGCAAAAGAAGCGTGCACAAGCTTTCGGGGAGTCTAATGGTTGGGATGAAAACCCAATTATTAAAACCCTGAACGGAGTGGAGACAGAGCTGTTTACTATCGGTGCGCTAGCACAGGCACTAGAGAAGCAGATTGTCACCATCCGCCTGTGGGAGAAGAAGGGGTACATCCCGATGGCTCCTTACAGGCTTCGCTCAAAGCAGCTGAATGGCAAGAAGGTTAATGGTAACCGTGTGTATACACGCCCACTAATCGAAATTGCTATCGACGAGTTCACCAAGCGTGGACTTTTAGGCTCAGCTCGTGTAGAGTGGAAACTGCTAGGCGACCTAACAGAGGTAATCACTTACCGATGGAAGGAAGCTGTAGCCAAGTCAAAACCGAGTAACGTCTCCGATTAGAAAGAAAAATAACCCATGGCTATTATTGAGCCCGACATCGATGCAACAAACTACTTCGTCGACGACGTAGTAGAGGCCGCGCCAAAGCACGGCACCACCATTCAGGCAGGCTGGGACGCTGTTACCGCAGCTTCTAAGCCAAAGCGTGAGTCCAACAACTACCCAACCGACTTTAAGTTCGAGGAGAAGGCACAGCTAGTGCGTTTCTTGGACAACGAGCCGTTTGCTGTTTACCAGCAGCACTGGGTGCAGGTTCCAAACGACAACGGAAGCCTGTCTTGGCGCTCGTTTGTTGCTCTAGGTGATGAAGACCCTCTAACTGTTATTGCAGGTCTTACCCCTCGTCCAAAAGCAGCTTTCAACATCCTGAATCTCTCGCTAGAGCAGCCAGAAGTTCAGACTCTAACCGCTTCAGTAACTCTTGCACGACAGCTTCAGGCTGCCAACGAGGACCCACGCCGTGGACCTCTAAGCAAGTACTACTGGGCAATCTCTCGTCAGGGAATGGGTCGTGAGACTCAGTTCACTGTTGACCGCGTCAAGGGCACTGACCTTGCCGAGGAGTGGGACCTAGACCCAGAAGAGATTGACGCAATCGCAGCTACTGCCCCTCGCTACGATGCAAAGTCAATCTACGTGAAGACCTACGAGGAACACCTCAAGGTCGCACGTCAACTTGTTGGCATGGGTGCCAACTAGTCTAGTTCCACACCAAATCGGGGAGGTCACGCCGTCTCCCTCCTCTCTTGCTAGCGTGACCTCCCCTACATTCTTTACGGGGCCGTATGAATATCATTACCACACACGAACAACTTCAAGAGTTCGTAGCGCACTACTCTAAAGTGCCTGCTTTTGCCTTTGACCTTGAGACCATTGGCGAGCACAGAATCTTACCTGTCATCAACGACGTATGCTGGATTGCGTTTGCTACCGAGGGGCGAGTAGACGTTATCCCCATGGGGCACCCAAACGGTGCGTTTGAGTTTTATACAAAGCCATTACTAAAAGCAGGTCAGGCACAGATTGCCAAGGGCCGTGCTTTAACTGACGCCCACTTCTCCAAGAACAAGGCACACTGGGTTCCACAGTTTGGTGAAGCCCCTAAGCAGCTCAACCCTGCAGAGGTATTTGCCGCTATTAAACCACTGATGTTCGGTAGTCAGCTTAAGATTGGCCACAACGTTAAGTTTGACCTGAAGTCATTGGCAAAGTACTACCGAGGACAAGTTCCATCTAAGCCACACTTCGACACCCTTATGGCTGCATTCCTTATTGACAACCAGAACAAGTTTGACCTTGGTCTACAGGCTTGCGTAAAGCGCGAGCTTGGAATTGAGATTGAGAAGGGCGTTGGAGAGGACATCTCCCAGCACGACTTCGATACTGTGGCAAAGTATGCAGGCATTGATGCCGAGGTAACTTGGAAGTTATACAAGGCTCTTCAACCAAAACTTGAGGGCAAGCTTCAGAGCGTTTGGAAGCTAGAGATGGACGTACTGGGAGCTCTTTGCGACATGGAGCTGACTGGAGCCTACATTGACCAAAAGCAGCTCACCAATCTGTCAGAGCAAATTAGCCAAGACCTAGAGGCAGCTAAGACAAAGGCATTTCAAGTTGCTGGAAAAGTGTTTGCAATTAACTCTGTTCCAGTAAAGCAGGAGCTTTTGTTTGCAGAGAATCCAGACACTGGGAAGCCACGACTAAAGCCAAATGCTAAATTCCAGAACGCCTTAACCCCTAAGGGTAAGGAAGCGGTTCGCCGTAAGGAAGAACTACAGCCAAGTATGTTCTCTGTAAGTGCCGACGCTCTTGAGGTATTTAGAGGTAAAGACGAACTAGTAGACGCTCTTCTAGAGTATCAAGACCTTAACAAGCTTATGACTACCTACGTTACCCCATACACCGGAGGTGAGGTAGAGCGCGAGACTAACGGCAAGAAGAAGACCATCACCAAGAAGAGCTTGCTAATCAATGGCAGAGTTCACACTAACTTCAAGGCCCACGGTGCCGAGACTGGTCGCTTCAGCTCCTCAGAACCAAACTTGCAGAACATTCCATCTTCTGGAGATTACGGCAAGCTTGTTCGCAACTTGTTCATTGCCCCACCGGGACACAAGCTAGTCGTAGCCGACTACTCTCAGATTGAGCCACGAGTAATCGCCGCTCTTTCCCAAGACCCAGTTCTAATGAATAACTACCTGACAGGTGGAGACATCTACACGACCATCGGTGACACGATGGGCGTAGACCGTAAAGCAGGTAAGGTGCTTGTACTAGCCATCTCATACGGCGTTGGACCTGACAAGATTGCCGCTTCAATTGGGTGCAGTGTTACCGAGGCGAAAGACCTGCTAAGAAACTTTGAGCAGAAGTTCCTTTCTATTAGCCGTTATAAGTCTCGTGTTGTAATGCTTGCCAAAGAGCGTAGACCGATTCCGTATGTAGAAACGCTATTCGGTCGCCGTCGCTACATCCCTGACTTGCTAAGCAAAGAAACAGGACTACTAGCTAGGGCAGAGCGTCAGGCGTTTAATACTGTTATTCAGGGTTCTGCAGCTGACATTATGAAGCTGGCTCTTGTGCGTGCCCACGCCTCGTTTGTGGAAGAACCGGATATAAACTTGATTCTAACGGTTCACGATGAATTGGTAACAATCACACCTGAAGACCGCGCAGAAGAAACTGCAGCAGCTATTAGGAGAGCTATGGAAGGCATCACCATTCCTGCCATTACTGTTCCCCTTATTGCTGAGGTAACCATTGTAGATAAGTGGGGAGAGGCTAAGTGAAGTGGTTTAAGAGGCGGTCTGCCGACCCATCTATTGCTGAGATTAACGCTCGACTTAGAGGATTCATTCTGGACTCACAGATGGCTGACGCTCACGACATCAGCGTCATTCTAGGTTGTGGACCAATTAGCGAAGAGATTGCAGAAAAGGAAGAAGAAGAGAGCGACAAGCGTCTAGATAAAATCTCGCACTTGATGCCAATGATTTATGCTCACTCTCAAGCTCTTGCTCAAGGTTCAATTGAGTACCAGAGAAGTAACGTGCCTGAATCGTTACAATCTTTACCCGATGAATTGTGGTGGGATAGCCGCAAGTTACTTGAACAAGTTTCCTCAGCCGCTATTGTAGGTTCTATATCTCAGTTAGTTGACATGGGACTACTAGAAATTCCGAAGAGGTATCGATGAATAACGCAGACTGGTGGGCAAAGAAGCTCCAAGAGCAACAGCCTACTCCACCCCCAGCAAGGACTCAGAGCGTCCCTCAGGCACCCTCTCAGGTTCCGATGACGGCGTATCAAGCCCCAACGCCTCAGCAGCCTGTGGTAAAGGCTCAGAGCGCCTCACAGACCACTATGTGCCCTGACTGTGGTTCTGACAAGTACTTTGGTTTTAACGGCTCTAAACCGCGCTGCTATGAGTGTGGCTACCCAATGGAGCAGTCCGGCAGTAAATACGGCTCATTAACAGGTGCTAGGGTAGTAGGAGATGCCAAGGGTGCTAGAGGTAATGACGCTACCAACAATTACAATCCACAAGGCATCATTGGAAGGGTAGATTAATGGAGTCACCAGTAGTTCCACTAGAAATTGCCGCCGAGCACTACCGAGACGGCATGGTACGCGGTAAGACCGCGGGTATAGCAGAAGAGCAGCTCAGGATTATTGCTTTGCTAAAAAGCAAGGGGCTGTACGACGCTGTACTAGCTATTAAAAACAACAGTAAGAGGGAGAATAACAATGGCATCTAAGAAGAAGCAGATTAAAAAGCTAACTGAAAAAGTAGAGTTTCTAGAAACTTTTGTCCAAGTAATGAAGGATTACCTCAATGACGAGTATGAGGCAGGACTCGAGTCTGGTAGATACGCTTCACTAGACAATCTTGACGCCGCCATTGAGCTAAAGCGTAACGAAAACGATGAAGTTGCCGTAGCAGTACTTGAGTGGGCAAAAGAGAGGCTCTAATGGAGCTTAGCGAGGGCTATAAAGAAGACCTACGAAACCATTTTGACGATGGTTACAAGCTGGGTCGTGAAGACGAGTTGGCTCGTTGCATGACTATGGTTAAGCTAGATATGCTTTTATCAGAGGAAGTACGCACTCGTGTACTAGACCTACTAAGAGGAGGAAAAGATGAATCCTGAAGTCGCTAAGATTATGGCGCAGTTGAACAAGCGCTTTGGTGACAATACGGTTGTGCTAGGCGAGAGCATTCGCTCAGACCTATTAAAGAGAATTACTACTGGCTCTACTACCTTTGACTACGTTCTAGGTGGCGGGTTTCCTGCAAATCAGTGGAACGAACTCATTGGAGAGCCAAGCCACGGCAAGACTGCGATTGCTCTGAAGACCATCGCTGCCAATCAAGAGGCTAACCCAGACCACATGACTGTCTGGGTAGCTGCTGAGCAGTGGGTTCCAGAGTACGCAGAGATGTGTGGCGTAGACACTAGCCGTGTCATTGTTGTAGAGACAAACGTCATGGAAGAGGCATACCAAGCTGTAATTGAGTTTGCCGAGTCCAAGGCTATCGATGCCATCGTAATTGACTCGCTACCAGCACTAAGCCCAGCTCCAGAGATGGAGAAGGACATGAACGAAATGACTGTTGGTAAGGGAGCGTTGCTCACCAACAAGTTCTTCCGTGTAGTCGGTGCTGCTATGAAGCGCTCTCTAGTAGAAGACGAGCGCCCTATTCTAGGTTTGATTATCAATCAATACCGTATGAAGATTGGTGTAATGCACGGAGACCCACGCACTACTCCCGGCGGTGAAGGTAAGAACTACGCATTCTTTACCCGAGCCGAAGTAAAGCGTGACGAGTGGATTGAAGAAGGTACAGGAGTCAACAAGGTGCGTGTAGGTCAGCGCATCAAGATTCGTGTTATTAAGAACAAGACTGCTCCTCCACAGCGTGTAGCCTACGTAGACTTCTACTTCCAAGACACTGCGTCTAACTTTGCTGGTGACTTTGACGTTGCTCGTGAGGTAGCCGCCATGTCCATGGTTAAGGAAATTGTAGACCGCAAGGGTGGTTGGATTTACTACGGTGAGCGTAAGTGGCAGGGCCAAGACTCCTTCGTAGCTTCACTGCGTGAAGAGCTTGACTTGTTGTCAGAGCTTCGTGCTAAAGTGTTGTCTATACCAGATTCATTTGTAGGAGCGAGCGATGAGTAAAATGAATGAGCTGTCCATAGCAGAGCAGGAAGAGCTTATGGCACAGCACGAGCAGGAGCAGATTGAGGGATTCCGTAAGGATGGCCAGCAGGAGCTACGTAACCGTCTAATTTGGGTATTAAACCGAGACATTACAATGGCCATTAGAGCTGGCAAGCACACTCAATACACCGAAGGTCTCCTTCACGCTCTCAAGCTAGTGGAGAACCCACTATCGTGAGGTCTGAAGGACAGAAGCAATCACGCAAGCACGAGGACCGTCTAGCTAAGGCTATTGGCGGTTCTCGTACTGCTGCTTCTGGGGCGTTCTGGTCGCGCAAGGGCGATGTACGGTCAGAAGAGTTGTTGATTGAACACAAGTGGACTGGAAAGAAGTCCAAGACAATTCAGTCATCAGAACTCAAGAAGATAACAAACGAGGCAATCATGGACGGGCGTATGCCTGTGTTTGGAATGCACTTGGACGGGGAGGATTACGTAGTTATGTTGGAAACCGACCTGTTAGAGATAGTGCATAAACTTGATTCTAGATGAACACCTTGACCACTCTTGGAGAGTTGACGCCGCCTGTGCCACCGCTGACACAGAAATATTCTACCCACCAAGGGACAAAGAACTTTATAACAAAATAGCAGCAGAAGCTAAGGTTTACTGCAACGGTACTAGGAACTCTCCTCCGTGCCCTGTAAGAGCCGAGTGTCTGTGGCAAGCTGTCATTACAGAAGAGCAGCACGGTATCTGGGGAGGAATGTCCCACAGAGAACGAAACGCCCTTGTGCGTAAATGGCAAAAACAATACAGAGGTAAGATAAGTCTTAAGGACTTTGTCTTTAAAGAACGAGAGGGCAAATAATGGCAGTGGCAAAATCAGACTTGAAGAAGTTTTTAGATGCTAAAAAGCACAAGACTAGGCTTGTAGGAGATGTTGAGCGTCACCTGCTTGCTAGACCATTGGGAGACCGTGCGACTGACGTACTGCACCCTTCCGAGATTATCAAGCGTAACTGGTGCCGTCGCGCCTCTTACTTCTTGCTAAAGGGGTACCCAAAGATTCAAGAGCGACCAAACCTACGCTTGCAGTCTATCTTTGACGAAGGCCACGCTATCCACGCTAAGTGGCAGAACTGGTTCTATGAGATGGGCAACCTGCACGGTAAGTTTAAGTGCCTAGCCTGCGGTCAGATTACTTGGGGAACCTCCCCTAGCAACTGTGAGCACTGTGCCCACACCCGCTTAGAGTACGCTGAAGTAACTCTGTTTGATGACGCTTTGCGTATTAAAGGCCACACTGACGGCTGGATTAAGGGGATTGGTGATGACTGTCTTATTGAGATTAAGTCAATTGGTCCCGGCACTATCCGCAACGAAGACCCCGGCCTATTCCTAGACAGCTCTGACTTCATGGCTGCATGGAAGAATGTTCGTCGTCCGTTCAACTCCCACCTGCTTCAGGGTCAGATGTACCTAGAGCTAATGAAGCGTATGGGCCACGAAGTTAACGAGATTGTATTCTTGTATGAGCTGAAGGCAGACCAAGACTATAAAGAGTTTTCTATTAGAGCTGACTACGAGCTTGTGCGTCACATCTTCGAGAATGCTGAGAAGGTTGTAAAGGCTGTAGAGAGCGACCAAGCTCCAGTGTGCAATAACAACGTTGGCGGAACCTGCCCTCAGTGCAACGGATACGAGGAATAATGTCTTACGCATTAGATAAGCTAGCGGAGCTAGGTCTCGCAATTCAGAAGCCCACTATGGACGTGGGTAACCTACCAGCAGATATTACCCTGCTAAGCAGTGAGCAACTAGGTGAGAAGTTTACCGTCCTAACCGCTTGGGCAGACTATGCCTCAACTCAACTGGCTATCGCCCAGATTGAGGAGCGAGCTGTCCAGCGTAAGCTCGACTTACTAGAGAACAAGCTGCTAGTACAGCGAATGGGCAGTGCAGTTAAGGGTGAGCGTATTACTTTGGTAAAAGCCCAGATTTCTGTAGAACAAGATGTTCAAGACTTAGCCCTTGAATTTGAAGAGAAGTACGCATACAGGAAACTCGTAGAAATGATGTTGTCCAACTATGAGAGGGATATTGCCCTTGTTAGTAGAGAACTCACCAGAAGGTCAAATGATTTGAGGTCAACTAGAAAAGAATGGTCTCTATAATGGAGAACTCATTGTCCAAATCTAGTCCTAGGAGACCCAAAATGCAGGTTACTGTATACACCACCCCAACATGTCCACAATGCGACATGACCAAGAAGACCCTGACTAGAGGCAAGATTAACTACGACATCGTAGACCTTTCTGCAGACGCAGCGGCTATGGAGTACGTTACTAAAGAGCTAGGCTACAGCGCAGCTCCTGTTGTGGTGGCAGGTGAGCAGCACTGGTCTGGATTCCGTCTAGGCGCTATTCAGAACCTAGTAAAGCAGATTCACGGCGACGAAGCTAAGAAGTCAGCAGCCGCTGCTTAAAGCAAATAGGAGGGCATATGAGAGCAGTTGGATACGAACCAAGGTTTGACCGTGACTTAGCTCGCGGTAATGTTGGTGAAGATTTATTAGAGCTGTTCTTTGACGATGCCGAAAACAACAACTTGTTTGAAGTAAAGACGGACTACCGCATCAACGAAACTGGCAATATCTATGTGGAGACCCATAAGTATCGCAAGCCAGACCAGTCTGATGCGGTTCCGTCTGGCATTAACGTTACTGAAGCTAAGTGGTGGGTGCAGGCATCCCCAGATGGCGTCGCTATGTTAATCGTTAAGACTGACCACCTTCGTAAATACATTGAGTTTGTGGACCCACCAAAGAGCGCTCAGCCTATTGCACACGCATACTCAGCTGCAAGCCTCGGTGTACTAGTCCCTATTAAA